CTCCCCGGCAGCAACCGCCCGCTCTCCCCCGGCGCTGCGCCGTTCGGGTCGATCGACGACCTCGTGCTCGCCTTCGCGCGCAACCTCGCTGACGCGATCGCGGTGATCGACCGCAACGTGTTCGACTACCCCGCGACCTCCATCGAGCGCGCCGCCCTTGAGTCGGCCGAGCCGTTGACGGCCGCGCAGATTCGCTCCGCGGCCAGCTCGCGCAAGCCCGGCAGCCCCGCAGCGCGGTTGCGTCACGATGCCGACTTTGTGGCCGTCGACACGCTCGGCAGCCTGACCAGCGCGGTCAACCGGCGCCGGATGGAGGAGGCCGGGGTGCGGTACTACGAGTGGAGGTCGCAGCGGGACAGCAGGGTCCGGGACGAGCACGCCGACCTCGACGGGACGCGGTGGGCGGTCGACGGTCCTGGGCAAATCACCGAGGGGCACCCAGGAGACCCGCCGGGCTGCCGGTGCTATGCCGTGCCGGTGCTGGAGTAGGCTCGCGTCATGCCCGTCCACCCGCCGCGAGATCGACGCCCCCGCCGCGAGGAGCCGCGCATCGAAGGCAAGCGGGTGCTCGGCAAGGTCAGCGACGCCGACGCGGCTTACCTGCTGTCGGAGGCCGGGCAGACGCCCGCCTCGCGTGAGGGCGTCCGCAACCTGCGCCGACGCCGCGGCATCCCCGCCTACCGCGACACCTAGGCCGACCCACTCGCACTAGCGGGTGTGGGCCTCCCGGTGGTTTGCCCCGCTGCCCTGCGCTCCCGCACGCTTGGGCCATGCCGCTGCACCGCTCCGATCTGATTGCCTGCGCCGAGGTCGGTGACCGCGAGGCGGACGGGTCCGTCTGGATCGAGCTGGCCGCCTCCGGCCGCATGTACTCGCAGCGCCGCGGCGGCAACGCCGTCGAGGTCGGCCGCGAGCACCTGCAGCAGATGGCCGACAACATGGCGGCGTTCCTCGGGGAGCGGTGGGCCGGATCCAACGAGGACGGCTCTCCCCGGGGCGTGCCGATCCGCCTGGACCTCGCGCACGCCGACGCCGACAAGGACCCCGCCGACCACGCCGCCGCGCCGATGTTCCGCGGCCAAGTCGTCGAGGCGAAGCTCGGGGAGCGCGACGGCCGCGCCGTCCTCCTCGGCCGCGTGCAGTGGACCGACGAGGGCAAGCTCGACGCCAAGGCGCTGAGCGTCAGCATCGAGGCGTACCCCGACCGGCAGAGCAAGGCCACCGGCGAGCCCATCGAGGGCTACATGCTCACCGGCGTCGTTCTCACCGACAAGCCAATGGTGCGGGACCTGCGGATTGCAGCGACCGACCACGAAGACACCCCCACCCCGGAGCCGCGCATGCCGCTGTCCACCCGAGCGCGTGAGATCCTCGCGCTCTCCGAGTCCCCCTCCGAGTCGGCCGTCGAAGCGGCCGTCCTCAAGCTCTCCGAGGAGCGCGACACCCTCAAGATCCAGGCGCTGCGTCTGACCGAGGAGCGCGACAGCCTCAAGGCCGAGCTCGACAAGCATGCCGAGGCCGAGGCCGAGCGCATCGACGAGCAGGCCGTTGCGGACGGTCGCATCACCGCCGCCGAGCGCCCCGAGTACCGCAAGGTGCGCGAGTCGGTCGGCATCGAGCTGGCCGAGAAGCTCTACCCGAAGGGCAAGCACAACGTGACCCCGAAGTCGGCGACCGGCGGCGGCGACCCCGTGCCGTTCAACATCGACGAGCGCATCGCCTTCCACACGAAGCACGGCGCCTCCGAGATGAGCGCCTACAACCTCGCGCTCTCCGAGGCGCCCCGTTCCTTTTACGAGGAGGCCTGAACCATGGCGAACTCCTGCAAGACCGAGATCCTCGGGTACCGCACCGACGCGGACCTGTCCTCGTCCCCCTACCGCTTCGTCCTCAAGGACGGGGACGACGACCTCTCCGTGGCGACCGCCTCGGCGGCCGACGTGGTGGGCGTGACCACGAACAACGTGGCCGACTACTCCACCACCGCCGGCACCGTCGAGGTGCAGATCGGCCCGGAGTACCTCGTGACCGTCGGCGCGACGCTGTCGCAGGGCGCCGAGCTCGTGCCCGGCACCGGCGGCAAGGCGGTCGCTGCCTCCGCGGGTGAGATCGTGGTCGCGGTGCTGCTCGAGGGCGGCGCCGACGGCGAGGTCTGCCGCGCCAAGGCCGTCAACTACCAGAAGAACCCCTGAGCGGAGACGCTGAACCATGTCCCTCCCCGTCGCCAACATTCGGCAGAACAAGGTCTTCGCGCCGCTCACTCGCATGTACGCGAACGCGGTCGGCAACTTCATCCACAACGTCGCCCCCATGGTCGTCGACGTGGACACGGAGACCGGCAACTTCATGGACGTTCAGGGGGGCTTCGGCAGCAAGACCGACCCCCAGGGCATGGGCATTGGCTACAGCCAGCTCTACCCGCGCTCGATCCACATGGAGATCCAGGAGGTCACCGGCTGGACGGTGCAGCTCTCGGGCCTCGGCGCCGACTTCAACATCGTGCGTGAGCAGCTCCTCGACAACGAGGCGATCCGCCTCATGCGGCCCCGCCTCGCCCTGCTCATGCAGCAGTGCATGATCGAGCGCGAGCGCACCTTCGCGAGCCTCTGCTTCACCGCGGGCAACTGGACCGGCTACACGACCGACGTGTCGAGCGCCGACCCGACCGAGCAGTTCCAGACGGACACTGCCGACCCGGTCGAGTACATCCAGAGCAAGATGGACACCGTCGAGCTCGCCTGCGGCCGACGCCCGAACGCCGCGATCATCGGTCACACCGCGTGGCAGAAGCTCCGCACCAACGAGCGCTTCCGCTCCTACCGGAAGTTCGTGCAGGACGTGAACATGCCGTTCACCGAGGCGGAGGTCGCGTCCTTCTTCGGGCTCGACCAGATCTTCGTCGGCCGCGCGGTCGAGAACACCGCGCAGCAGGGCGCCACCGAGAGCAAGTCCCGCATCTGGGGCGCGCACATGCTCCTGTTCCGCCGCGACGCCGCGCTGGAGCCGGAGACCCCGCAGGGCACGCTGCACCGCTACCGCGCTCGCGGCTTCTCGGACGGCACGCCCCGCACCGAGCAGAAGTCGGACCTCGTGCGGCAGCTTCAGTGCCTCTACTACGACCAGTTCCTTGCCACGAACAAGGCGACGGGCCACCTGCTCCGCAACATCGCCGCCTGATCGGAGGACGCTGTGTCCGACATCCCGTACTACATGCCCTCGTCGTTCCCGGCGGGGCTGAAGGCCGACACCATCGGCGAGGTCACGGCCGGCAACGGCGTCGCGATCGACGGCCTGACGATCAAGGACGGCGGCATCGCTCGATTCGGCCCGGTGGCGCTGACCGCCGCGGCCGAGTCGTCGGACACGATCGCAGTGACGATGGCCGGTCCGGCGGTGGCTGCCGCCTACCGGGCGACGGTCGTGCTCAACGCGACCGGCCTGCCGGACGCGACCAAGTTCACGCTGGCGGAGACCGGCGCCGGGACTGAGATCTCGGCGACCGCTCAGGCGTCGCTGCTGTTCGCCACCTCGGCGGCGGGCGCAGCCACGATCACCGTGACCGACGTGCTCGGCGCCTCGAACACGAACGTGTTCCTGCTGATCGAGCCGATGTCGACGCAGGCCGGCACCCAGGCGGGCGGCGCGGCTCACATCGAGCTGACCTTCGACGCGAGCTAATCCCCCGGAGGCGCTGTGCCCTACCTGTCCACGCTCGCCGACGCGCTGCGGTACGTCGACGCTCAGACGGGGACGCTCAGCGCCTCCACCCGCCCCACGACCACCGAGGCCACGATCCTATGGGGCGAGGCCGAGACCGAGGTGAAGGCGGCTCTGCTCGCCGCAGGGCTGTCCACCTCGGTCACCTCGGGCTCCTTCGCAGAGGACTTCGTGCAGGGCATGGAGGCGCTCATGACGGGCGTCCTCGTGCTGCTCTGGCGGGGGACCGACCGGGCAGGCGCGACGGGCACCGGCTTCATGCGGCTGGTGACCGAGGCCGGAGGCGGCACCACCCGCAGCGACACCGCAGCGGGCGCGCTCCACGCGCTGTTCAAGGCCCGAGCCGCGAAGCTGCTCGACGACAAGTTCCGGGCGGCGCTGCTCTCCGCGGGCGCGTCGCGGGCGTCGACCACGCTGCCCACGGATATGGCGTCGCACGCCGTCGACTACCGCGACACGTCGATCAGCGACAGCCCGCCGCCGGGCGGCGACTGGCCGTACGCCGAGCCGCAGCCGTACTTCGACGGCGACAGCCTGTGACCGAGCCCGCCGTCTCGATCCGCATCGACCCGGACGCCTCCGAGGTCGCAGGCGCCATCCTCCGCGGCCCGGCGCGCAACATCGACTTCAGCGCGGCCTTCCGCATGCTCGCGGGCACGGCGCAGCGCCACGTCCAGCGGCACCTCGAGACCGAGGGCACGAGCACCGGGCCGAAGTTCGTCCGCCTGTCGGAGCCCTACGCCACGCACAAGCGCCGCGTGTGGGGACAGCTCCCGATCCTCACCCGGTCGGGTCGGCTGCACCGCGCCGCGGGCGGCGGGCCGGGGTGGTCGCAGACCATCACGCAGCGCTCGGCCAAGTACTCGGTCGACCCGACCAGCCCCGAGGGCTTCCGCTACGCGAGGGCCCACCAGCAGGGCGCTGGGCGGCTGCCTCGGCGCCCGGTGATCCGGCTGGACGCGACGGTCCAGGGCGGGGTGGGGCGCCTCACTGCGGGGCGCGTGCTGCCCTTCGGCACGGTCGCCGCGGGCGCGCTGCAGGCGGTCGTCATCGACGCGACCAACAAGGCGCTCGGCAAGGAGCAGCGGGTGGGGCTGGAGAAGCGGCTGCGGACGCTGGCACGGGTCAAGACGCGGTAAGCACCCCCGCACCCTAGCACGCGTCCCCGGAAGGGCCACCGCTACACTCGCCGCAGCATGGGCCACCACGTCACGCAGCCGCCTGTCGAGATCGCGACCGACGCGCTGCTCGCGTTTTTGGACACGGGCGCGACGCCGCTCGGCGCCGTGCAGAACTTCAACGCCCACAAGGACGCGCTGATCGCGGCGCAGGGCTGGGACGCGCTGCCGGACGTGCAGTGGTACGGCTTCGACGTGACCATCGGCAACGTCTACTCCCACAGCATCGTCACCGGCGGCGTGTGGTTCGAGGCGCTCGAGCCCAACAACGACGCGACCCAGGTGCAGGACCTCGTGGTGTGCTCGGTCGGCCTGCTGCTCCCGTCGGACGTGTTCAACGCCGGGCAGGCTGCCACCGGGATCGCCCTGCGCCGCTACGTCGACTGCCTGCGGACCATGCTCGGCCGCGGCTTCCCGATCGGCAGCCCGACCCGCCGCGACGCCTCCGGCCGCACGCTGAACAACGGCGGCACCGCGTGGCCGGCGCGGGTGCAGAACACCACGCTCGGCCGCACCGAGCAGATCGTCGAGCCTGACTCCGGCGCAACCGTCGGCGTCGTCCTCCCCGTGACCGTACAAGTAGAGGTGACCTGACCATGCCCGGACCCACGATCTCCGCCGGCCGCGACGCGCTGTTCGCCGTCGTGGCCGAGTCCGCCTACGGCGACGGTGGCTCGACCGCCTACGCCGCCGCCGACGACTTCGTCGACTGCTCCGGGTGGGCGGTGACGCCGCAGACCCCGGGCGGCCCCCGCGACGACGCGCACGGCTACATCAGCCCGCTGGGCGACATCAAGGGCAAGAAGACCGTCGAGTGGACGCTGAGCCCCACCTACTTCAAGCCCAACGACAACGGCACCGACCCGGACTGGCACGTCCTCGCGACCAAGAACGGCTGGACCGGCGGCTCGTGGTCGGCGTCCGACGCGGTGGAGGCGGGCAGCACCACGACCGTGATCAACGCAACGGGCCACAGCTACAGCGTGGACGACTTCGTGCGGATCAACGGCGAGGTGCGCCGGGTCGCCTCGACGAACACCGACGACTTCACGGTCACCCCCGCCCTCACCGCGACCCCGTCGGCCACCGACGCGATCAGCCCGTGCAAGGCGTACTCGATCAACGAGGACCGGGACACTGTTCCCGACTCGGTGGCGCTGTGGCTGTTCGACAACAACCGCACCGTGCGGATCCGCGGCGCGTTCGTCACGAGCTGGACGTTCACCGGCAGCGACCCGGCCGGGCTGAAGTTCAGCGCGCAGGGCAACGCCCGCCGGGCGGACATCATCCCCAGCGCCTTCCTCGACGGCGCCATCAACAACGCGGTCACCACCATCACGCTGGCCGAGGGGCACGGCGTGCCGGCGGACACCTCCGCGACTGACCTGCTCTACCTCACGGTCGGCAGCGAGAACCTCAAGGTGCTCAGCGTTGCCGGCAACGACATCACCGTCGACACCCGCGGCGTGTACCTCGGCGGCGGGGCGGCGGCCTCGCACTCCGACGGGGCCGAGGTCTTCGCCTTCTACTACACGCCCTCGACTGCCGGGAACATCGTGGACAGCACCGCCGGGGACGCGGTCGTCAACGGCGTGCCCGTCAAGTCGGTGACCGCCTGCACGGCGTCGGTGGAGACGGGCGCGGAGCCGTGGGCCAACGAGCACGGAGACGCCTACGAGGTCCACGGCTACTCGGTGGGCCGGCTGGAGGCGACCATGCAGATGGAGGCGCTCGCCCGCCGCGGTGAGGCGCTCGCCCTCATGCGCCGCGCGCAGGACCGCACCGCCACCGAGGTCATGTGGCAGCAGGGCAACGTCGCGGGCGCGACCGTCGCGCTCTACATGCAGTCGGCCATCCTCGAGGTGCCGGCCAACTCCATCGACGCGGGCGAGGCGACGGCCTCGCTCTCCCTGTCCTTCTCGTCCCGCATGGCTGCGGCGGGCGACTCCCCGATCTTCCTCGTGGTGTCCTGATGAACCTGCGGCGCACGATCTCGATCCAGGTCCCCGACGGTCCCCGCCTGATCTGCTGGCGTCCGACGCTGGGCGATAAGCTGCGCTTTGGAGAGGCGTCGACCGAGTTCCGCGACGCGCTCGCGGCGGTCGAGGCGATGCCCGAGGGGATCGAGCGGGACGCGGCTAGCGTCGCGGCGTTCGAGGTCATGCACGAGGCACAGCGCGACCTGCTCGGCTCGTGCCTGCGCCGCGTGGTCGAGGTCGACATCGACGGCGGCACGGGCACCACGCACAGGGTCGGCCCGGACAACGTCGCGGAGGTGTACGAGGCGCTGCGGGAGGGCATCGAGGAGGAGCTGCCACGGGCGGTGACTCGGCTCCTGCAGGCCGGGACGGTGGACGCCGAAGAGGGAAACTGATCCGGGCGCTTGCGCACTACCTGCAGGCGCCCGACTGCCAGCCGCTCGACGACACGATCGCGGCGGCGTGGCGCGCGAAGGGATGGGACGGTTGCAAGCTGTGGGCCGCCTGCAAGCAGGGCAAGCAGTGCGACGGGTCGGACCCGGAGTGGCACACCCCCGTCGTCGGCGGTGGCGCCTCCCGCGGTCGGTCGGTGTCCCGCTGCCCGAGCAAGGCGTTCACGCCGGAGCTGTGGAGCCTTGCCCGGCTGGTGTCGGCGGTGCGGTCGACCGGGATGCCGATGACCGGCGGCGGCGTGGACACGGCGGACGCCTGGACCGTCGAGGCGTTCGGGCTGCTGAATGCCGAGTTGGACCGGATCAGCGCGAAGCAGGCCGAGAAGCGGGCCGAGGTGATGCGTCAGAGGATGGGAGGTCGCCGTGTCTGACGTAGCAATCAGCATCAGCGCGACGACGCAGGCCGCCCGGCGCGAGATGGCCAAGCTCGGCAAGTCGTTTGCGGGCATCGACAGGGCGGCAACGCGCACGGCGAAGGCGTCGACCGCGGCGTTTGACACGCTCCGGGTCGGCCTCGGGACGGCGCTCGGCTTGTCGATCGACGCGGTGCGCTCCAAGGTCATGGAGCTGGGCCGCGCCTACGGGCAGTGGTTTGCCGAGACGCAGGCGGGCAAGCAGGCCACCGAGCAGTTCACCGCTGTGCTGGTCGAGCAGCGGAACACGGCGTTTGCGCCCCTGAACGCCTCGATCATCGGAGCGATGGAAGCCACGAAGGAGTGGCTGTCGTCGCTCGACGAGCAGGAGGTGCGGGCCTTTGGCGAGTCGCTGGCCGACGCATTCCAGAGCGGCGCGGAGACTGCCTTCCTCGCGGGCCAGGAGCTCCGCAAGATGGCGTCGGGCCTGCGCGTCACCGCCGCGGCCGTCACGGTGCTGTCGGAGCAGTGGCGGCTCGCCAAGGAGTCCTACGAGGACTACTTCGGCGTCGGCGGCTCCGAGGCCCGGTCGAAGGAGCGCGGCGCGGCGCACGAGGCCCGACGGGCGGTCAAGGCGCTCACGGCAGAACTCGACACGCTCAAGGCGAAGCAAGCCGAGGTCGACAAGGCGCGGGCCGACGGCGCTGTCGTCATCATCGACTACACCGAGCAGATCGCGGCGCTGGAGCGCAAGCGCAGCGGCTTCGGCGAGATCGTGCAGGAGTACAACGCGCAGGGCAGCGCAGCGGATCGAGTGTCCACCGCGCTGACCGAGCTAGACCGCGCCACGGCCGACTACATCCAGACCGGCGAGGACGGCGCCGATGCGTTCAAGCGGTTCCGCGAGACGCTGACCGCCGCTCGCGAGTCGGCCAACGGGCTCGGCTCGGCGCTCACCGACAAGGCCGCTGAGGGCACCGACGCGCTCACCAGCAAGGCCGCAAAGGGTACCGACGCGCTGGCCGGCCTGCGCCGCGAGCTAGAGACGCTCGGCCTCACCTCCGAGCAGCTGCTCACCAAGCGCGTCACCGAGTCGCTGGAGACGCTGCGCGAGGGGCTCGACAAGACCGACATGGGCGCCGCGGACTACAACGCCCGGGTCTCCGAGATCCTGCGGCAAGCCCGCGAGCAGCGCCGCGAGGACCACGCCGAGACGATCGAGCAGATCCACGAGGAGACGGCGGCGCGCGACGACGCCGCGGCCCAGCGCATGAGCACCGCCGAGAACGTCGCGAACGCGGTGATGTCGCTGGGCTCGCTCGTGACGGCGTTCCAGGCCCGCGAGGGCGACGCTCGGACCGCCGAGCAAAAGAAGGCCGCGAAGGCCGGGTTCGCCGCTCAGCAGGCGTTCGCGATCGGCTCGGCGCTGGTCAACACCGCGCTGGCGATCACCAACGCGCTCGCCACGGTGCAGCCTTACCCGGCGGCCATCGCCGCGAGCATCGCCGCGGGCGTGCAGGGCTTCGCCCAGGTCGCCGCGATCACTGCCACGTCGATTCAGGGCGTCGCGGACGCCGGGCTGATGCCGGGCGCGCTGAAGGCCGCCGGCCTGAATCAGCACAGCGTGCTCGCCGTCCGCAACGACGAGGCCGTCGTCGACCCCCGCGGCACCGCGGCGCTCTCGGACATGCTGGAGCTGTCCCGCGACCGCATGGCCCGGGACATGGTCGGGCGCAGCGGCGGTCCGCAGAACATCACGCTGGAGATCGACGGCCAGGTGCTTGGGTCGATCACCCGCGGCTACCGCATCGCGGACGCGCAGCGCGGCCTCGGCTATGAGCGGGAGGTGCGCTGATGGCTCTTGTTGGATTCGGCCTCGCCAACCTCGCCAAGGGCAAGAACACCAACGTCGGGCGCTGCACGCTCGACGACCGCGGCGCCTTCCTCACCGATCGCGTCGGGGAGCGCAGCAGCGCCCCGCAGGGCGTCTCGGGCTGGTACGACGTGCATGACGGCAACGGGTCGATCTCGATCAACTCGACCGCCTACACCGTGCCGAATGGGCTCTATGACGCCCCTACGCTCACCTCCCGCATCACGTCTGCGGTGGTCGGTGGCGGCGGGCCGGCCGACTTCGTCTGCGACTTCAACGTGCTGAACCAGTTCCGCCTGCGCCGGACCGGCGGGACCCCGTTCACGGTCGACTTCTCCGGCCTCGCCAACTCCATCGCGGCGACCATCGGGTACGCCGACGCCAACCTCTCGGGCTCGTCCCTCTACCTGAGCGCCGAGGCGCGGCCGTCCGGGTCGGTGTCGGTGGTCGAGATCGACTTGAACACGCTGGCGCCGTCGGGCAGCAGCCCGGACCCGGGCGGGGTCTTTGTCGTGCTCTACGGCGACGACGACACCGACTTCAGCGACGTGAAAGTTTTCCTCGGCGCGGCGTCGTACTCGTCGAGCTCGCAGCCGTGGCGGACGCTGGGCGAGACGCTGACGCTTTCCGATCGCGGCACCCGCACGGACGCCGCCGGGGTCCTCATCAACCCGCTACAGGGCGCGCTGCGGACGACGGGCACGCCCCGCCGGTACATGCGCTTCCAGTGGGACCACCCGGACACCTCGACCGTGCATAGCGTCGGGGTGATCTACCTGTGCGACTGGACGCAGGACGACACCCGCACGGCGCGGGAGATCCCCTACCACATCCCCACGCCGCAGGACGACGGGGCCGACTCGCTCTATCCGTCGGAAGGTCTCAAGCGGTGGACGGTGCGCCTGCCGTTTGACCGCTGGGGCCCGTCGGCGGCGGAGGTCCTCGACGCGCTGCACGACACCGGCGGCGCGCGGTTGATGGTGTGGGCGCTCCGGGGCGACGAGGTCAAGGCGGCCACCCGCACCCTTGGGGACGAGGCCGACGCGGGCTACGCCTACTTCGGGCGCCTGCTCCTCGGGCCGCGTAGCTACAGCGGCGGCGGCTCGGACTTCGTCAGCGAGGAGCACGAGATCGTGCAGGAGGTCTAGCCGGTGGCGCTCCCTGACCTCGACCTGTCCGGCCTGACGCTGCCGCGGCTTGCCGTCGTCGCGACCGTCGCCTACCGCGACGCCGACGGCGTCGATCGGGTCGCGCGGTGGATGGGTCCGTCGCGCAAGCACGGGAGCGCGCTCGTCGTCGTCGGCCTGGAGGACAGCACCCCGACCCCGCGGCAGTACGTCGCCCGCCTGCGCTCCGTCGTCGACGACTTGGACCTTGGCGGCCTGACGAACGCGGTGCAGACGGCGTCGGAGATGACGCTGGAGGTCGATCTCGGCCACCTCGACGACGAGGCCGGGCTCATGCGGGACGCGCAGCTCGGGTACTGGAGCGCGCGGGAGGCCCGCGTGTGGGTCGTCCAGCTCGAGGCGGCCGGCGGCTCGATGCACGCCACCCGGGCGCGTGAGATCTTCGCCGGGCGCGTGGTCGACAGCGGCCTGGATCGGCTGCGGCTGGGGGAGGGCGCGTCGTTGCGGCTCAAGCTCCGCGACACGCTGCTGCCGGAGGACGAGCGGATCCCGACTACCTACCTGTGGTCGGACGACGAGATCAAGAACGGCCTCGCGCCGTACACCGAGACGGAGCCGGGAGCGGGCGGGGATTACGTCTGGCACCCCGCGGCGGCCAGCCGCGCGGTCGCGGACGCCTACAACAATGGCCCGTTCGGCGGGCGTCACGTCGGCGTCGTCTACGGGCGCATGGATACGCTCGCCTTCCGCTACCAACTTCGCACCCCGGCGGTGCTCCGGCCGCTCGCCTTCTACGGGGCGCAGCAGGCCGCCGTCGGCGCAACGCACTACTTTTTCCACGTTTCGCCGCAGTTCGACTGCTTCGTGGAAAACGACTCGGGGAAGGCCGTGTGGTTCGTGCAGACGAGCACGGGGACGCTGACCTCGCTTGAGACGCTGTACGGCGCGAACCTGCCGAACGTGAACGTTCGGTGTTTCAACAACCGCGACCCGAAAAACGGGCCGGTGGGCACGAACGTTCGTCTCCTAATCAACAACGGCGACTCCCCGGACGGCTCCGGCGGCCTCGGCGGCGGCGGCTTTGCCGGGGTCGACGGCGCGCAGTGCTGGGCGATCTGCTACGGGCCCGGCGGCGGCGTGCTCGACACCTCGGCGCCCGACACGACCGCGGGCCTCGCGCTCGGCGGCACGGTCGAGGCGCTGACGCAGGCGTCGCTTGCGGCGAGCCGCCATCGGGACGACGAGGTGTTCCGCGACCTCGTCGAGCTTGCCGGCTTCGGGGCGATCCTCGACGGCGCCGGGCTGGCCGATTACGACAGCAACGCCCCGGCGGGTCCCGCAGGGACCGGGCTGTACCGTGAGATCGGCTGCGCGGTCCCGCTTGAGCCCACCGACGACCCGCCGAAGCTCCGCGAAGTGCTGGGCGAGCTGGCAATGGTCGGTTGCGGGGACGTGATCGTGCGGCACGTCGGCGGCGCTCGGCGGCTGGCCCCGATCCGCCGCCGCCCGAACAGCTCGCAGGGCTCGGCCGACTACAAGGTGCGGCTTCCCGACTTCTACCAGGGCCGCGACGTGTTCTCCGCGCGCCCGGAGGTCGAGCACGACCCGCGAAACGACGGCGGCACGGTCGTAGAGGTGCGCGCGCCGGACCGCAACGTGCCGGGCGTCGCGCTCGGCAGCACAAGCACCACCGCGAGCATTGCCACCAGCATCGACGGGCCGCGCCGCCGGTACGAGGACGCCGCGCACGAGGCCGCGGTCGGTGCCCGCATCGTGCGCCGGGTGACGCTCGAGCACTGGCTGCCGCAGGAGCCGCCCGCGTGGGTGTCCGGCGACGAGGACCCCGCGTTCAGCGACGCCGCGAAGATGCTGTCCGGCAACTTGACGCAGCCGCAGCGGTACATCACCGCGACGCTCGGATGGCGCGCGCTGCTGTGGGAGCTGGGCGACACCGTGCAGTACGAGGGCATCCCCGGGCTGCACCTAGCGGACGTGGGGCAGATCCGCAAGATCAGACGGGACTACCTTCGGATGTCCGCTACGATCACAAGCGTCCACCTGCCGGACGGATTCTCCGTGCCGGTGGGCGACACAGAAGACGAGGGCTGAGCATGGCGACGATCCAACGGTGGTACGACGGCAGCGGAAACGAGGTCATGGCGCTGGAGTCCTACGCGGGCGGCTATCGCCTGACCGGCAACGTCATCCAGCCGGGCTCGCTCAACACCTCGCTGACCAACAGCAGCGGCGGGATCGAGATCACGAGCGGCGGGATCCTGCAGGTCGTCGACGGCGGCATCACCCCGCCCCGCATGAGTCCGAAGACCGGCCAGCCGCTCGTCGGAGACCTCAACGTCACCGGCACCGGCGGCGGCGGCGTGCTCGCGCTCGCCAACCCGTTCGGCGTGGACGTGTACGTGACGCGGATCGTCGTCGTCGTTACCGGCGCTTCGTCGTCGGCCTCGACCTCGGATGCCGGGATTGCTGCCGACGCGACCACCAGCTCGGACAACCTGATCGACGACTTCGACACGGGCTCGGGCGGCATCTACGACAACATCGACGACCAGGGCACCAACGGCGCGAGCAAGCAGAAGTGGGGCAGCTCGCAGTACCTCACGATCTCGCAGGCGTCGGGCACCGTCACCGGCGCGACGGGTCGCTACTGGATCCACTGCGTAGACGCCTCCTGATGCGAGTCGCTCTCGTCGTCGGCCATCGCAACGGGGCGCCCGGTGCCGTCGCAGCGGACGGGATGCGGGAGTACGACTACGTCGACGAGCTAGCGCAGATGCTCGCGGGTCGGCTCGACTGCCACAAGGCGCGCGTGTTCTGGCGCTCCGACGACGACGACGGCCGCAGCGAGCCCGCGCGGATCCGCGCGATGGTCGAGGCGCACGTCAACCCTTGGAGCCCCGACCTCGTGGTGTCGCTGCACGTCAACGCCGCGGAGGACCCCCGCGCGCTGGGCGCCGAGGCGCTGCACCACCCCGGCAGCGAGCGCGGGCAGGAAGCGGCGCGCGTCTTCGCCTCGCTGATGGCGCACGCCGTTGACACCCGCAACCGGGGCGCGAAGCCGCGCGACGACCTGACGGTGCTCCGGGCCACCGCCGCGCCCGCGGTGCTCCTTGAGCCGTTCTTCCTGAGCAATCCCGCCGACCTCGACCGGGGTCGGCGCTACAAGCCGCTACTCGCGGACGCCATCACTCACGGGGTGCACGTCCTCGGGGCGCGCTGGGGGCTGTGATGTCGGAAGCTGAAGCTCTCTCGATGGTCGTGACGTGGTGGCCGTGGGTGCAGACCGGCCTCGCTGCGCTCGGTGGCGGCGGCACCCTCGGCGGCGTGCTGTACACCGGCTATCGGATGGTCCGCATCGCGGAGCGGGTGGAGACGGACATCCGCAACATCGACACGCGCCTCCAAGTGCTGACGCGGATCGCGCTGGAGCACACGCACGACAGGGCCGGGCGAGTCGACCTGCCCGACGATGTGCGGCGCGTCGTCTTCGGCGGCGCGTGACACTCGGAGCCCTGAGCATGGATCAACTCGACCCCGTCACCATCGCGCTCACCGTCGCGCTCACCGCGCTCGCTCGCCGCTACTCGTCCGGCAAGGTGGAGCGCACCCTCGTCCGCCTGACGCCGCTCGTCGCCGTGCTGATCGCGGTCGGCGTCCGCGCCGGCATCGAGTCCGCGCAGGGACACCCGCTCTCGTGGTCCGTGCTGTGGCATGCAGCACAGGCGGGCGCTAACGCGGTCTTCGCCCACGCGGCCTTCAGGTCGCTTGCCAAGGAGATCCCTGCCGCCGTCGACGACGGCCCCGAGCCCTAGGAGCCCCATGTCTCTCGTCCGATTCCGCATCCCCGGCCTGACCATCCCCCGCGCCGGCTTCGTCCCGCATCCCGGCCGCAGCGTCGAGGAGATCGCGGAGGACGTGGCCGCCTACCTCTCCGGCGAGGACGAGTCGCGCCTCCAGCACTTCGCGCCGGGCCACCGCTGGCGGGACTGGTCCCGCGCCTGGGAGGCGGTCATCGCCTACCTCATGCGGGAGCACGCCTACACCGAGCGTCCCAACGAGGGCGAGGCGGCCGACGGCGACGGCGACGGGATGGTGATCGCCTACCGGGTGGCCGAGGGCGACGGGCTCGACGCGGCCAACGACGTGCTGTCCCTGCTGTCGCGGTCGTTCTGGAGCGACCCCGGCCGCTCGGAGCTCATGGCGGCCCGGCGTACCTACCGCCTCGCCGCGGACCGTGCGGCCCTCGCCCTCGCGGGGCGTCGCTTCGCGGAGGGCGTCGAGGCCATCGCCCCGATCGCCCGGACCCTCATCGGCGTGGCGCTCGGCGTGGACCTGCCGGGCGCGGTGGACCGGATCGGCGGCAACGGCGACGCGGTGCGCCGCGTGCTCGAGCTGGGGCGCGACGCGCTGGAGGACGACGCGCTCACCCTCGACGACCTCGCCCGGAAGGCGGATGCCCTGCTTCCGGCGCCGGAGCCCGCCGTAGAGGCGCTTTCCGCCCGCCGGGCTGAGCGGGTGTCGCCTGCGGAGCGCGAGCGCCTGAGCGCGGCTCTGCGGGCCGAGGTGGACGGGGACTAGCCCCAAGCGAGAAGGCGCCGCCGGACCACCCGGCGGCGCCTATGCGGTCGCCTCGCTCACGCTGCGGCAGCCGACGCCGCAGCCTGCCGACCGCACTTCAGCTCTCGTGCTGCTCTCGCCTCGTCCGGGCCGCCGCCCACAGCTCCGCGCCCTCGGGGATGCCGAGCGCGAATAGCTGCGGGGCGCCGATCACCAGCCCGGCCCACGCGGAGCGCGTGCCGTCGTAGCCGGCCTCTCGGGCGTCGGTGTACGACCGCCGGAACGCTGCGACGGTGTCGCGGGGTGCCGCGCCGGGCGTGCCCTCCATGACCGCGGCGTAGTAGTCGGGATCGGGGCCGGTCACAGTGCACCGCCCTTCTCGGCCAGGGTCTTCGGCCACGCCGGGCCGAGGTCGCGGTCAAGCTCGCCGGAGCACCACGACCGCGAGCAGCGACCACTGCGCCAGTACGAGCAGCCCGCGACGCCGCAGGGCGGCGGGGTGCGCTTCGGCGGATGCACGTCGGTCACGAGACGGGGCCTCACGACGCACCGCCGATCTTCGGCACGACGCGGCGGCCGATCGCGCACGCCTCCTCGTCGAGCCGCGCGCGCCAACCGTCCGCAGCGGACGGGGTGAGGTCGTCGGGCGCCTCGTCGGAGTCGTCGCGCTGCATCGCGGCTTCGTAGCCGGCGCGGAACTCGGCGGGGTCGACGCGATAGGCGCGGTAGTAGACGGGTCGGCAGTCGATGTCGACCGCGACGCTGTAGTGGGTGGTGGTCATCGCTCGTTCCTCCGGGGCTTCCCTGCCCGCCCCCGAATGCTAGCACAGGTTCCGAGTGTGTGCCCCGACAGCGGGACTGACAGAGCCGACAGCGGAACTGACAGACCCCGAAGGGGCGCGGGCGTCGGGTCAGTAGGACACCGACACGACGAAGCGCGGAAGCCCTTTGTACAGACCCTCGCCACGGTAGGACCGACCGCGAAACGCGCCCTTGAGACCGTCGCGAATCGCGACGGCGGCCTCCTCGCTGGAGACCGCGACCTCGATGCAGCGGATCTCATCGATCCGACTCATCTCGAAGGTGGTGACCCCGACCGAGGCCAGGGCGTTGCTGAGAAGAGTGCGAAGAATCGCGGATTCGGTGGTCATCGTTGTCGTCTCCTCGGCCGCGTCCCCCGCGGCAACAAGAAGACAATGCCCATACCATTCCGCCGCGTCAACGACTATCCGCAGAATCTTTCAAGCCGACCGCGCCGGCGCTGTTGCGGTCCGCCATGATCCGGTCCGCGAGCACGAGCCCGAGCGCCTGCCATGCGTGCGACGTGACGCCGTACAGCGGGCCCGGGGTCGCCTTCCGCCCGATCGCCTCGGCGCGGGTGCCGCCGTGGGCGTCGATGCAGTAGGCGCGCACCTGGGCGTCTCGGGAGCCGCCGGAGACGTGCAGGGCGGTCAGCACGTCGCGGCGCCGCAGGCGGGCTCGGTCAGCGCCGCGGGCGGCCTCGTAGAACTCGCCGGCCAGCTCGGCGGCACGGATCACGTCGTTCCCCGCGCGCCCGGTCGCGCTCACGCGCTCGACGACGATCCGGTCGACGACCCACCCGGCGCTGAGCGCATGCAGCGGACCGCCCGACGCCCGCACGACTCGCAGCGCGGGCTCGGAGCCGAGGCACGCCGACCACAGCAGCCGCCGCGCTGCGTGGTCGTAGACGACGAGGCCGCATCCCTCGGCGGACGTGCCGGGGTCGACGCCGAGCACGACCCGCGCGCTCACGGCGACACCGCCACGACCTCGAGCACGTCGTGCTCGCTCTCCAGCCATTCCGAGGCCGAGTGCACGCCGTCGGCGCCTCGGAGGCGGGTCAGCGGGTGCAGCGCGTGTCCGTCGCTGTCGACCCATACCTCGATGGTGCGGGCGCTGCTGACGGGGGACGGGACCCGGGCGCGACGGATCGGGCCCGGTGCGGGTGTGTAGGTGATCGGCATCACTGCTCCAGAGCCCAGCGCGGCACCCGGACGCAGGGGCTCAGGGTGGGCGGGTCGGCGCGGCCGGTGTCCTGCCAGCGGCGGTAATTCGTGAAGGCGCGCTCGGCCTGCTGTCGACCCAGCTCCCATCCGTCGGCGTCGAGCGCCTGCACCGCGCAGAAGTAGGGCGGCTCGGTCTGCGCCCAGATCACCCGGAAGTCGAGCAGGTCGCCGGTCGCCTGCCTCCACTGCTCGCGGTAGGACCACGCCTGCCCGGCGTAGCCGCGCAGGCGGAAGGCGGTCGCCGCCTCGTGGTCGGAGACGCGGGCCGCAGTCTTGAGGTCCGCGAACAGCAGCCCGCCGACGGCATCGAGCCGCCCGCAGGTGCGCACGCCGTGGATCGTGGCGCCGAGCACGGACACCTCGGTCCGCGGCGGAACGTAGGGCCACAACCGATCCAGCTCGCGCAGGATCAGCGGCCGGAGCGCGTCGACCGTTCGGAGCTGATCGTCGGTGAGCAGCGTGCAGCCCGCCGGGTACTCGTCCAGCAGCGCGCAGGCCGCCGCCCAGGTGTCCCGACGGACCAGCACAACGCCGTCGGCCTCGGCCTGCTGCGACTCGGCATCCCACGCCTCCTTGTCGGCCTTCGCTCGACGCTCCTGCACGGAGGCGCCGCGGAATCCGCCCGGGCCCTCGGCCATGATCCGCCGCAGCACGTCGACCTCGGTCGCGGACAGCTTCAGCCCGTCGAAGTCGGGCGCGCGCCGGTAGCGGTCCGCGAACTCCTCGGGCTCCAACGCCGCGCAGTGGATCGCGGACCCGAGGACCATCGCGGGCGACGGCGCGAACGGGGTTGCCGCTCGGTGCGCCGCGTGCAGGCTCGACTGTGCCGCAGGCCACACCTGCGACCAGTGCGCCGGGGCGTTCAGGTAGTCGTCGAACGGCAGGCCGTGGACGATCCGAGCGCCGCTCACGACGCATCCTCGACGGCGTAGTCGGCCTCGGCCTGCTGGCGCAGGGTTGCGAGGTCGCAGCCGCGCAGCGCCTCCAGCATCCTCCGTGTGGTCGATGCGCTGCCCTGGCACCGCTCGATCGTGGTCCCCGCGATCAGCGAGCCCAGCGCGAGGTTCGTGATCGCCATCCCGTCGCGGGTGCTCCCGTCGAAGCCAGCGGCCTGGAGCATCGTGTAGAGATCCCGAAGGTCGGCGTCGTGCTGCGACGGCTGCTGCTGCCGGGGCTGCGACTGCTGCCGCTGCGGCGGGCGCTGACGACTCGCGGGCGGCGCACCCTGCATGCTGTTGCCGTCGTCGTCCTCCTGGGCGATCGACCACACCGCGGAGAGCTGGTAGCGCCGGGCGTAGGTGATCGCCTTGCCCATCTCCTGCGACATGTTGCGGGCG